GAACTGAATTCCATTTGATTTCTATGGCTTTCAAATTTGAAATATATCTTAGCGACGATATGATTGGTGCAGCAAGCTTATCTCTCTCTGAAACTTGAGAAGCTTGAGATTGGGCAGTTAAAAAATTAAATGTATTTTGTAAATTATCTACTTGATAGTTATCTTCAATTTCTTTGAATTTATCTAAATTATATTCAGAACCAATTATATTATATTCATTAATATAATTTTCCGTAATTGACATTATTTTATAAATTTTATCCTTATTATTTAATAAATTCAAAGAATAACTTGATCCAACTTGTAATTTTGACAACCCACTAGCAACCGAAGACTTATATCCATTATAGACTCCTTCTGGAGATTTTCCAGATTTAGATAAAACTAATTCTGTATATTCGTTATATACTTCATCGTTATATACATAATTTCCTGTTTGATAATTTAAAATATAAAATGTATCGATAGAAGGTCTATCATTTTCAATTACATCAATATATGAAATTGTTGGATCTTTATAATTTGATATTGAAAAGCAAGATAAACTATTTTTAATAACTACTCCAGTATGCGTTTCGTCATTTGGTAAATTACTCCATAGATAAATTCCAGTAGCATCAAAATCAATTGTATTATAAATATTGTCAAAATTACTAACTCCACTAAATCTACAATATCTACCAGTATCAAAATACTCAAAGAAATAATTTTTATATGGCAATTGATATTTTAAATTTTCATTTTGAATAATATCAAAAACTAATTTATCTTGACATCCAGCCAAACAAAATTGCCAGTATCCATATTTTGATGGCTCATTATTAATATTTGAATTTGATACATAATTTAAAAATCCAGTTTCAGTTTTAGTTAAATATGATTTTGATGTAGAATTTGGAGTTTCAATTGTATATCTGACCGAACTCGTTGCACAAAAGGATTTTATTGCACTAGATGTATCAAATGCAACCATATTAAATTCTACATAAGGCGCATCTATAGATTTATAGTAAACCCCATTATAAGAGCAACCATTATCTAAATTAATAGACCCATTATGAGTTGTTTTAATTGAACCTATCATTGGAGATGATGTGCAGAAAATTAAATTCTCTGGCACAAATTGCGCATTCGCATAGTAATCATCATATTTTGGTTTTGCAACGGGAACATATAAGGAAATTTCAGAATTACTATAAATTCCACTATCCAATATTTTATCAATAGTTACCGAAAAGCAATAATTATTAATATCTGTTATTTTTTTAACTTGTCCAAAATTTTTAATTGAATTCATCAATTCATCATTAACTCTAATTAGATCTCCAGGCTTATAAAGTAAAGCTTTATTGTCAGTAGTAAATGATATGTTTGTATTTTCTTTTGAAGTTTGGTATAAAAAATATTTTCCAAATCTTCTTGCTTGACCTTTAGAAGTCACACCAAATGCATTAATATTTTTCTTTAAAATTCCTCTTTGTCTTATGCCATCAGAGTCTTCAACATATTCAATTTTTGGTTTATAATTATCTCTAGCATCAATATAAGCGATATCAACAGCGGTAAATTCATCATCTTTTTTATGATTTGTATAGTTAAATAATCCATCCTTAACATCTGAATTATTAAATTCACCAATAATTGGCTTAATTCTATCATCATCAAAAGTAATTAAAGAATTCATGTAATATACATGACCTCTAAATACTGACGCAACTTGATTGATCATATCAAAAATATTAAATTTATCAGAAATTAAAGCATTAAAAGTATGTCTAGGTTCCACACCTCCAAAGTCATCAGAAACTCCATAATAGTATCCATTATCATCTACACAATCGCACCATCTAGCTATCTTATATAGTTCCCAAATATCTACTTGATCTGATTCAATATAGTTACCTAAACCATATCTTTTATTAATTAACAAATCCATTAACACCCAAGCAGGATTATTTGACCAAGCTAATTTAAATGTTCCATCCCAATCTCCCTCATATATTCTATATTTTCCATTACCTTCTAAATATCTAACATCTTCTTCATCTTCATTATTTGGAAAATAGTTGCTTGGAACTAAAATCTTTTTTAGTTTACAATGGAATGTTCTAGTTGGAACTTGTGAAAAAGCTCTTGAATCAATTTTAGTTCCAACTATTGATGAAAATGGATATGAAAATTTTTGAGGAATTATTTCTGTTACTTTATTTAGAGCTATTTTTTTACCAATAAGTGGAGAAAGAGTTTCGTGAGAGCGTCTTGTTATCTTAACATATCTACGCATTGGATTTCCATATTGATCAGTTTTTGCGACAGGAATTTGAATTCTAACTCCAGCGTCATTTGCATATGTATTTTTTGTATTATAATAAACATTTGAAATACCAATTTGATTAAAATATTTAATATCCCAATTGTTATACGATAAAGTCTCTTGATAAAATGGACGAGTTTCGTAAGAAAAAAACCTCATATCTGGAGGTAAAACCCCAGCATCTATAAAAGATTTTTCAATATTTCTTAGAGAATCCGAATCGGCATTTATAGTAAGTAAGCAATAATTTGAAGTTGTTTTTCTTTCTGGATTAAATAATTGAATTGTTTTAGAGTCAACAATATTTTTTACATAATTAATATAAGTAATACGGCCCCATTCTGATCCTTCATTATTTCTTCTCACTAAGACTCGATCTATAACACCCTTAGTTGCCATTGAGGTAAAGCCATATCTTCCTGCATAATCGTAATGGCCAATATAACCTTGATAAGGCCATTCTAAAGAATTAAAATTAAAATCATAAAAATTAATAAAATATTGACCATAAAAATATTGATTCATATAAGCAATATTTTTAAATGGTTTAAAAAATGTACCAGCCCATGCATTAAAATAACCACCGCCATAATTATGTGGCGTATATAAAATAATTGGATTAGAAGAAACATCGCCATTATTTTTAATCCAAAAAAGACTTTTAAAGTTATTAGAATATGTCCAAGTATAACCCATGGATTCTTGATATTGAAATGTCAAAGAAAAAAATTGAGATCCAATTAATTCGCTAAAATTTAAAAATTCAATTTCTTCTTCAATTTCTTTATATAAATTACTTCTAGTTGGATATTTGAATATTATAGATAATTTATTATTATTTTTATTATAAACAGTCCAAAAAGAAGCGTTAATCGAAATTGGATCTTTAACCGTTAAAGATCCTAAATAAATTCTTTTATCAATTGCGGACAAAGTAATAACACTAGAATTTTTTATTGAAAAATAATTACCACTAATTGAAGCATAATAAGCAAACATTATAAATCCTATAATCCCAGAACCTCCACTTTTTTTAGAAAATTTCGTTAAATTATTTAAATTAGCGTTATTAATTGCGTTTGTAATATTTTCTGAAGTTAATATTAAATACGCACTATTTAAAATTCCTTTTGCAAATAATTCCGAAGAAATATAATCCAAATTATTTATTAATACATTCTTTATAGAAGAATTTATAGATTCGGATATTGAAGTAATTGATGCATTTGACCAATTTGTTATTGTTGGAAATGCTTTTAATATAGATGAATATGTATCATTATTAGTTGTTGCAACAGTATCTTTTGTAAATCTAGCCACAAAACCATTAAAAAATAAAACTAAATCATTAACAAAATTATTTTTTAAAGCCAATCCAATAGATGAAGGGGTATTATATTTAGAAGTTTCATCTATATAAATTATTAAATTTATATTTTGTTTTTCAGATTGTTTATTTTTTGTTGCATCTGTAGAACTTACATAATCATAATATGAAACTCCAGCTACTTCACTAGGACGCCAAAGTGGATCTATAAATACCGTTTCATAAGATGTATAAAAATAATTATATATTTTTAACTGCAAACACTTTGAATTGACAGTATCTTCATATACATAAGTGTCAAAATAACAAATATTTTCAGAAGAAATACTTTTAGAGCATACATAAGGCTCAATTATACACAAATTATCTGATAATAATTTTTCGGATGATATTCCATTTGGACTCCTTATAAATGAAATTGAATTCGCCAAATCCAAACATTCAAAATTTGTATTAAAAAATCCTGAAACTTGATTATTATTTAGTAAATTATTTTTTAATGATCCAGTTACAAATGTATAATTCGAATCAATTGTGTTAATATTGTTAACTGTAGATGTTACGCCATCTATTGTTATAGATAAAGTTGGCTGAAATATTTGTTTTGATCCAATATTAGATTCAGATTCAGTAATATAAGATATATTGTAATTAGCATTACATTCTATTTTATTTAAATCAATTTCTCCAATATATATATTTTTTTTATTAGTTAAATAATAACCAGTGACGGAAGATGTAGAAGAACAACACACCAATTGAAATAAATAAATTGGTTGATTTTCATAATAAATAGTTCTATTTTTAGATACATATCCACCCCTATCTAAACTCATCTTACAAGCATTAACGAAATCATGGGATTTTCTACCTAAATCTATTATGGCGTTATCAGTTGCCATTCCAAATATATTATATCTATAAGAAAAATATTCACAATTACCTCTATAAACTTCTTTTTCTTTAGATTCATAACCAGCTTCAACATCAACAACTACAATAGCAGGCATTTTTGTACCAGCAGTAATATTTTGTTTTACATTTTGATATCCAGGCGCGCTTACGGCATTTAGTTTTTGACTTCCATCAGTTGTTTGATATTCCGCATTCCAATAAGTTGTATTTGAATTATTTGGAACTAAAGTTGAATTTTGTGCAACATTTGAATACAAATTATAATAAAAAATTACATCATATACTTTATCATCAGCATTTATAGAAATATACTGATTTCTATATAAGAAAATATTATTTAAATTATAGGAATCTCTTGCGGAGCTAACTTTATTTTTATCAAAATCAATAGAATTAATATCACTTACATATGGTACAGTATTAATTGTATATTTTTTTAAATTATATACTGAGGAACTACCTATTAATTTTCCATTTTCAAATTTAAGCAACGCACTTTCTAATGCTTTTGTTGTTGAATTATCTGAAATATAAAATGATCCATTATTATTATCTATATTAATAAAATTAGAAGATTGATCTGTTTTTAGTAAAAATTCCTCCAATAATTGATCTAATATAGTTAATTTTAAATAAGTCAAACTTGAATCGGTAAAAAATGAAGTTTGACTTCTTAAATAAGAACCATTAATACCTATTAAATATAAATTTCCAATAATATTTTGACTATATGAAGAAGTAGTAGTTCCATATTTTAATTTATTAAGATTTAAATATGGATTAATTATATACTTAAAAATATTTGGATAATTAATTTCAGAAATTAAAGATGAAGGCTTCCAAGAACTAGATTGACTTTTATCAATTAAAGAATTCCAATCAATATAATGATTTATTATATGTGCAACGGTAGCTTTTTCAGCTAATTCTTTTAATGCTGCTGTTCGATAATTTATTGTAGCTATATAAAAATTATAACCAGCAGCTTTTGTAGAACTAGTTAAATAATTTGAGACGGATGTGGATGGTATTGCATAAGAGGATATTGATTGAGAAGTTACAACTTCATTCGCAGCTAAACCAAAACAATAAAAAGGACTTTGGTCTTCATTTAATAATTTTAACCTTGTTTCAAGCGAAGATGAAGAATATCCATTTATATTAAAAGATTCTCTTATAGAATAAGAATCATTCGCAATTTGATAATTTAATAAATTATTGTTAATATCAGCATTCCAAATTGCAAAATTAGAAGCATTAGTTCCAATTAAATTTTGAAGATTTGGAATCTTAGAAGATAAACAATCCAATACATTATAATACAAAGTTTGTGGATGATTTTTATTAGTTACTCTTTGTAGATTGCAAATTAAATAATTACTATCTAACAATCCAGTTGTTTTTACTCCATCTAAAACATATCCATTATTAAAGGATGATCCGTATATTAATAAATAAATACTTCCAGTTACATATCCTAATGTATTATTAAATCCAATTACTGATCCATATGTATTAATACCTTCACTAATTGAGGTGGTTTGCCCTAATTTTCCTTGTTGATTCGCTCCATATATTGCAGAATTATCAGATACTAAATCAACATGATTTGTATCATACAGCTGCTGTATATTTAAACTAATAAAAACTTCTTCTACATTTTCATTTTCAATATAATGAGTGACTGGAACAGCATCCTGAGAAGTTCTTGATGAAGAAGTTTTATCAAATTGTGTATAATTTAATTTAGCATTACATATTAAATATGGAGCACCCTTGCAGTCGTATTCAATCGGCCAAGATTGAACATATCTAATATCATCGCTAGTTTCGTTTTCTATTAAAGTTGTAACTGCTGGTAATGTATATGAATTTGTAGTCCCAAAACTTTTAACTCTCTGTATTCCTCCATTATCGAGAGCATTACTGGGATTAAAACAATTACAAATTTTAAATGGACCAATTAATTCTTTGCCATATTCAGTATCTATTTCTACATTAGTAAAATATTTTAAAGGAGCTTGAATTTCAGATCCATTTTTAAATTCAGATTGAACTAAATTATAATTAAAAAGTGAAAAATCATTTTGAAATATATAAATATTATTGAAATATCTATCAAGAATTTGATCAATATTTTTTATACCCACTTCCTCATTATAAATAGACCAAATATAAATATTTAAATCATAAATTTCATATTTATAAAAATCAGTAGAAGAAATTAAATTTTTCTTAAATGTTTTCTTGCCAGCAACAGTACTTGAATTATTATTTATAAAACTTCTTGGCAGTTCAAAATAGTTAAAAGAATTTAATGTTTCACTTCCAATTGAAAAATAAATATAATTCGACAAATCAGTCATTCCTATTTTTAAAGGAGATGGAGAATCCGTGCCACCTTCATTAATATCAAATTTTTCTTTTGGAAGATTAACTGTAAATTTAGGTATATTAATTTCAGTTAAAAATGGTCTTTCATTAATAATTGGAGATAAATCAAAAGCTTTTTGGATTAGAGATACTGAATCAAATGATCCATTTAATGATTTAATAAATTGGAATACTGAATCTTTTGGATGATATGATTTTATTGAAATTTCATTTGTAAAATTTATATCATCTATTTCTGATGGATTTATTAAAGTAATTCTTGGTGAAGATGTAATTAATTTTGAATCAATAGTATTATTTCTATACATCCAATGTCTCTTTAATCTTTCTCTTAAAAAAGAAATTGGAATAGATTGTCTTTTTTCTGAAGATGTTTCTTTAATTGGAGTGTCATTTAGAAAAATTCCCTCAAATATATTTTCATCATATACTTTTTTTCCATTTCTATTTACCAATCCCTCAATTGGACCATCAGATATTAAATCGATAATTTCAGCATAAGAAAAAGAATTAATAGTATTTAAATTGCTAAATTGAGGAGGAGCCAAGACAGCTGGATATTGAGTTACATCTGGAGGTGGTGCAGATTGACCACCTTTTGAACTTCCACCTCCAGCTCCTTTAATTATCAATTTTTTCTTTAAAAATAAGTTTTTCATATTAATCAGTCAAAAAGTCTAAAAATGCAGATGAATTTTCTAAAATTTTAAATTCATTATTAACATTTATATTTGTTGGATAACTCTTTATAGAAGCCGACGCTACTTGAGATGAAACTTTCATTTTACCAAATCCAACGGGAATTGCAGATCCTTGTTGGGCAGAATTAATATTATTTGAAAATATATAAGATCTACCCTTAGCTTCAATAATAGAAGTAGCACCACCAACAGATATATTTTGTTGTGGAGGAGTCGCCTGTTTATTAATAGAATTCATTAAAAATGAAATTCCTAAACTTATAGCGGTAGATATTAAAGTATTTGCTAAAAATGCTACAATTTTACCCGCTACAGTTAAAGTAACAACACCAGCTGCATTAACTGCAGTCAACCCCACTCCAGCAGCTATAAATTCTCCAGATCCAACAATTGCAGGTAGTATATAAATATTTTTTATATTTTTTCTTTCTAATAATTGATCTGAGTAATTAATAAATTCAGAATCGCATATCATGTGATAATTTATATTTTTTTTACTTAAATTAAATAATTCATTTATGAATCCATTTCTATTTGCATCAATTGCACGCAAAGCAGAAATTGGATTTGAAATACTAATTTTAAATAAAGATCCAAATTTCTTACCAAGAACTCCTTTTATATGAATTTTAGTCATAATCAATTTATATCTAAGTTTGCAAATTCAAATCACTTTGCTCGATAAATGTTGAACTTTCTGGTTCAGAATATGCAAAATAATTTTCTTGAGCAAAAGTTTGATTTGTTGTATAGTTTTTAACTGAAACATTTACTACTCTCGATCCAGCTAAAAAATTACCATAACCAATACTTATTAAAGATCCTTGGGAAGCCAAATTACTTATATTAGAAAAAATATAAGATTTCCCAGCAGATTCACTTGCAAATGTAGCTCCACCAACAGATGATGATGTATTTGGATATTTAATTTTTGGAGGAAAAAATGCAGCCATACCAAGTTGCAATCCAGATGATATAAGAGACATGCCAACTGCCTGAAAACCAGGCACGAATAATAAAACTATTCCAACTACAACTAAAATTACTGAAAGAACTTTAGCAAAAGTTCTGCCAATTCCACCAGATCCATTTACGACTGGGATGATTTCAATTAAATTTCCTCTTACATTAAGAGAATATAAATATCCATTTGACTGCAATTCATTTAGTTTTTTTCTAAAATTTGGCTTAATGCTGTCGATAGCCTTTATTACATCATTAATTTTTCCTAGATGAAATTTAAATGATGAACCAAATATCTTAGATAAATAACCATGTATTTTGACCTCCGTCATATTAATTCCTTTAACCTTTGTATTATATTTACATCATAATCTTTATATTCTGGTTCATAAACATGAAACTTTTCTGTATTAACAGAATAAATTAAAAATGGATAACAACAATTTTCAGATGTTTTTTGATCAAAATCAGAGTGTTTTTCATCTCCAATTAAATGAGAGTGAAACACACATAAGCATGAAAATTTATTTATAAATGCCAGATAATCGTAAGGATCAATCATAAAGTATGATTCTGGATCTTTTGATCTATTTTGCATTTGCTTATAAACAAATTTATTATTTTCATCTACTCCAATCATTGAGCATAACTCAGCCAATAAACTACATTCAGATTCTCGCTTTAAAAAATGAAGCATCTCCCTCAAATTAGTAAAAAATACTTCCTTATTGCTCATATTTAAATTTATCAGTTCCAGGGAAGCCTCCAAATGGCATCACACCATTAACAGCGTCAGAATCGTTATATGCTGTATAAGCATTTCCAACATAAAAAGGATTTCTAAATCTCTTTTTACAAGCATTCATTGTTTTTGAACACGCATCCTTCTCCCAAAAATCAGTTGATTTATTTGGAACAATAAATTTTGATGATTTATGAGCTTGAATACAAACAAAAAATGTCCTTGGAGGATCTTTAAATCCATTAAAATCTATATTTTCAACAAAAACTATATCTCCAGCTTCATAGTCTTTATCAACTTCCCATTTAAATTCCTTAATCGTTTCTTCATATGTAAAATTTTTAAAAGTTCCAGCTTCATTTTTAATAAATTGACCACTAGAAGTTTTATTTCTATTTGGAGAAACTGTAAAATTTTTATCATCTTCCTTGCAAATTAAATCTCCTTGATAATTGCAACCCATCCCCCTATACTGCCAATAACAATATCTTCCATAAATTGCTCTTGTGGCAGTTTCTAAACTTTGAAGATCAAAAGGAGTAATCAATTCAAATTGAACTATTTGTTTATTTTCTACAATTTTTTGAGATATTAAATATTTTTCTTTTGAAATATATGCTAATGGATCTGGAGTTCCAAATGGATTTTCACTACCATCAAAGTTTATAGCATCTAAATGTTTCAAAAATAATTTTACTCTAACAAATTTACCATTTCTAAAATCAGAATAATCCCTTAAAATGCTAGAAATAATATAATCAACATTCGCAACAGTTACTTTTGGTCTAGGCAATCTGCCCATTATATTTGCCTCAAAACCCTCCACCTCAACAGCTGATGCGTAATAAGGATTTCCGTTCCAGATAATATCTTTTGTTAAATTATTTGTTCCAGCATGAAATCTAAACGGTTGTTCAGTAACGCTAAAATATAATTCATACAATTCAATAATTGCTGAAGGCTCAATATCAATTAAAGATTTTCCAATATCATATCTAGCGGCTAAACCTAATTCGTCTCTGGTTGGCATATTTAATGATAAATTTAACTAATAAAAACTCTTGACTTTTACTATAAAAGATTTACACTCTATATATGGGGTATCGAAATTCATTTGATTTTACGGGTCAGAATCAAATTTCTGGAGAAAGGGCTGAAGATTTATTCGAACAAATGGCTTTGAAAAATAATTTAAAGATTAAAAAAGCCACACAGAGACAACAATTATCTCATATTGACTTTATTTTAACTAACGAAAAAGGTCAAAATTTCTTTTTAGATATAAAGGCTAGAAAAAAAATCTCCAGAACATCTCAAGATTTTTCAGACGATTTGGTTTGGATTGAGTTTAAAAATGTAGCTGGAAATGATGGTTGGCTTTACGGAGCTTCAGACTACATCGTTTTTGAAAGAGAAAATGACTTCGTAATCGTTTCAAGAAAAAATTTAGTTTTACTCTGTGAAAGAATAGTCTCAAATATCAAAGTCGATAAATCAAAAGATTGTCTATACAAAAGATATTCAAGAAAAGACAGAAAAGACGAAATTTCATTAATCAAAATGAAAGATATTTTAGATAATATTAAAGTTTCAATTTGGCAAAAATGAAAGCGGTCATTAAAATTATAGGGGCAAATTCTTATGCTCAAGGTTTAATTGATAGAACATTTGACGATGTAAATATCGGCAAAAATAATGATGGAAGCATAGTTTTTATAACTCAAGATGCTGTGGTAAAAGAAATTTTCTTAGATAAGAATTCTTCAATTCATTTTACGGATCATGGTTTTGTCGTCGAAGGTTATGGAGTGGTAGGTTACAATGTTGGCAAACTTTCAATTCTAATTCAATCTTATGAAACAAATCCTATCATATAAAGATGTGGTTTTATTACCTCGCTACTCTGAAATAAAATCAAGAGACGATGTAAATACAGAGATTGATTTTTTAGGATTTAAATTTAAATCTCCAGTAATTCCATCAAATATGGCTTGCTGTATTGATTTTAAAACTGCAGAACTTCTTGGTAAAAATGGATATTTTTATATTTTGCACAGGTTTTATGATTACTATAATCAAATTCTTCCTTGGTTAGCTAGAAGTCAAGGCTCATTTCCACTCAGCATAAGTATAGGTATCAAACAAAATGATTTAGATTTTTTAAAGCAATTATCGGAATCTGCATTTCAAATTGATTTTGTTACTATAGATGTCGCGCATGGACATCATATTTTAGTTAAGGAGACTTGTGAATTTTTCCATAAATTAAACTGGAAACATAAACCAAAATTAATTGTTGGAAATTTTGGCTCATCAGAAGGCGTGAATTCTGCCATTGAATGGGGCGCAGATGCAGTAAAGGTTGGTTTAAGTATGGGTGCGGCTTGTACAACCTATAATACAACTGGAGTAGGGACTCCAATGTATTCAATAGTTAATGAAATCTCTTTAGATTGCGACTTTCCAATTATAGCAGACGGTCAAATTAGAGAAGTTGGAGATGTTGCAAAAGCCATGCATGCTGGAGCTAAGATGGTAATGATTGGAAGTATGTTTGCCGCTTGCGAAGATAGTCCAGCAGAGTTTAATTTTTATAGAACTCATAAGCTTTTTTATGGTTCAGCATCTTCCAAAAACAAAGGTCATGAAAAATATGTAGAAGGAAAGCAGTCTTATATAGAGTGCAATAATTTAAGCATTCTACAATTACATCAAAAAATTGAACAAGGTTTAAGGTCAAGTATGTCGTATGCTGGTGTAGATCATATATACAACCTCAAAGAAATGGAGGTTAGGCAAAAAATATGATCACCGACCAAACCAAAAATAAAATCCAAAAAATAGTAAATGTTTTTGAAAGTGGCAAACCAGATGGCGATTATGGATGTATATCATTATATGAAGACGGACCTAATGGTATAAAACAAATTACATATGGAAAAAGTCAAACAACTGAATGGGGAAATTTACGAAGTTTGGTTGAAATGTATATTAAAAATTCTGGACAATACGCATTACATTTCGTGGAATATGTCGCAGGTGATCTTGGACGCGTTTCTCTTGTTAATGATAAAAATTTTATATCATTATTAAAACAATCTTCTTTAGATCCAATAATGAGAACTACTCAAGATGCTTTTTTCGATAAGCATTATTGGCAACCAGCAAAAGCATGGTTTGATAAAAATGGCTTTAAATTAAATTTAAGCATGTTAGTCATTTATGATTCTTTCATTCATTCTGGTTCAATCTTAAAATTTTTAAGAAACAAATTTACTGAAAAAGTTCCAGTTAACGGTGGAGATGAAAAAGCTTGGATAGAACAATACACTAATGCAAGATTAAATTGGTTAAAAAATCATTCAAATCCAATTCTTCGAAAAACAATCTATAGAGTGAATGATTTTTTAACAGCTATGCAAAAAAACGACTGGAATCTAGAGCAAGAATTTTCAGCAAATGGTCAAAAAATCCGTTGACATTTGCAACAGCAAGTGTTAATATCTTATAACAATATGCAAAACATAGAAATTCCTACAATCTCGCAAGCAATCGAACAAGCTAATCCAGCCCAAGTAGACTGTCTTTGGGCAATTCTAAAGTATAAGGAAATTGGAATCTTGAGAAAAGTTAAATGCATGGCAGAACTTTTGAGGTTTGATCTCGACAAGGCTTGTTCAGAACTTCCCGTGAATGAAAATGGTTTTATTGTAGATTATAAAAGCCGCCATTTGATTCACGATATTCTTTTGGAGAAATCTAGAAATGTCACACCAAGAACATAATTTTAAAGATTTGGTAGTTTCAACAATTCAAAGCGAATTAATTGCTTACGAAATCATCGATGGTAACGATGATTATGTAACATCATATAGTGCAGCCTTAAAAAAGAACACTCAAGGTAGATTAGATGGCTTGAAGCTAGCAAAAGATGCCGTGAAATACAAACAAGATTATAAAATTTTGGAAGTATACAATAACGGTTATAGAAAATTATTAGAAATTTAATCGCGGGGTCGTCAAGAGGTTAAGACACTAGTCTCATAAGCTAGTATGCGTGGGTTCGAATCCCACCCCTGCAACCATTTTTCAGTAACCACGAACCCAATGGTATATAGGTCTTGCTGTAATTGGAATGTAGCAGCATAGAAATCCTGCTGAAAAAATGTGACACATACCTCTCTGTGAATACGGAGAGCTTGGACTGGGATTCTCGGTCGCTGAGTTGTGTGACTAATCGGAGAGACGATTTATTAGTTATCCCCCAATTGGGGTGCGACACCTGCTAGTGGCTCCATGCCGCTAGACTTGATTTCGCGAAAGCTGGTTAAGTTAGTGGTGTGACACTGGGAGAGACTAGAGTTCTTTTAAATTTAAAATGGGGGCGTACTGGTTTCGATTATAATGAAATTGGTATTCAACATGCAGTGGATAGGATTGACCACTTAAAAACAATTCAAAAAAACAAACGCCGAAGATAATACTGACGCACTCTTGGCAGAAGCTGAATACATCTTTAACAACGCTGACTTGTTCATTGTTGATGAAGAGTACGCAGAAGCTGCTTAAGAAACAGAAGTGGACTCCGTTAAAACTTTTGTAAAACGCAACGGGTAGAGTAAGATCGTGAAGCTCTGAGAAAAAAGGTCGAGAGTAGCTGGTAGACTTCGCGCCAGCAGGTAGACTTAAAAAGTAGGTGATGCACCACGGCAACCTTTAGTCAACAAATGCCAAATTCATCTAAGCATGTAAGTAGTTGGATATAAATTTAATTATAAGACAGGGGTTCAACTCCCCTCG